ATAAGATTGCCAACAATGCTGCCTCCAACATGATTGACCGCATTCAAGAGTTCTTGCAATACTATATTGCGATGATTGTGAACAACAAGACCAAGGGCGCTGAACCATTGGCGCAACGTTCCGGTCGTCCTTTCAATTGTATTATGGGTCGTCTGAATAGCAAGAATGGTCGTATCAGAGGTAATTTGATGGGTAAGCGTGTGGACTTCAGTGCTCGTTCTGTGATTACTGGTGACCCCAACTTGTCTATTCGTCAATTAGGCGTGCCTATGAAGATTGCGAAGAACATCACCAAACCAGTCAAGGTGAACGACAAGAATCGCGACTTCTTGATGAAACTTGTCCAGAATGGTCCGGATACTTATCCTGGAGCAAAGATTTTGGAGAGGAAGAACGGAGAGAACATTTATCTACGCTATGTGGACAAGTTGTCTATTCGCCTTGATAATGGTGATACCGTTCATCGTCATATGATGGATGGAGATGCGGTGTTGTTCAACAGACAACCCAGTCTTCATAGAATGTCTATGATGTGTCACATCGTGAAAGTGATGAAGAAAGGTGATACGTTTCGCATGAATGTTGCTGATACTAAACCTTACAATGCTGACTTCGATAAACGATTAGTTTCGCTGCATATATGCAGTAAATAAAATCTCTGTCGGAAACAGGGGGACTGAAAAGGTTGCAACCCCCTAGTCAAATGTTCTTTAGTAAAAACAAAATAAAAATAAATCTAATTCTATATTAATATGGAACTATCAAAACGCCAACAACTATCAAACGAGATTTTAGACGATTCAGAAATTCGGTATTGTGAAATATACAAACTTACTAATCTTACAAACCAAAAATGCTATGTAGGTCAAGCGGTTTCGCACATACTCAACCATAAACGATACCGTCCATATGGAAGCAGTGGAAGATTTAGATGTCATATATCCGAAGCATTCTCAACAAAAAAAAATCAAAGTCATTATTTAAACAATGCTATACGCAAGTATGGTGCGAACGATTTTGAATTAGAAGTATTAGAGTGCTGTGAATTATCCGAATCAGACGAACGCGAAACCCATTATATCATCTTAAACAACGCTATATTTCCAAATGGATATAATTTAAAGTTGGGTGGTAAACAGTTCGCGCATACCCCAGAAAGTAAACGTAGGGTTTCACAAGGGATTCATACTTACTATGCACAACAGAAATTTGAACGCTTCAAAAATATTTCGAGAATAGATAACGACATTGAAAAGTATATCAAACCTCTTAAGCGAGACAATTTACAATACGGATGGTATGTTTATATTGATAGAAAAAAAGCAGACTTTGGTGGAGTTCACATAAGTATAGAAGATAGTAAAAAAATGGCGATAGATTTTATAAACAAATTAAAAGAAGAACAAATGGCAACATACCTTGATGCGGGAAACTCCTTAGAGCCCACGACTACCACCTCATAATGGAAACATAATGAGGGAACTCGGTTAATAGCCGAACCCAATGGTAATAATGTCGTGGGATTGGACAATCCGCAGCGTTACTAACTAAGTCCGTTATGATAGGATATGTTAGGCGTTCAGAGACTGAACGGGTATGGGTGAACGATGAGGGTCTAACCAACCTGAGTTTGCTTAAGATACAGTCCGCCCCCTTGGGAAACCTTGGGGATTCGTCGGGAGATGAAATGAATATGCACATGCCTCAGAATGTGATGGCAGAGACGGAGTTGAAGCACTTAGCAGCAATTCCTTATCAAATAATCAGTCCTGCTGGAAATTCACCAATCGTGGGAATTTTCCAGGACTCTTTGTTGGGAAGTTATAGAATGACCCGACCCAACATTAGTTTCACACCTCGTGAAGCAATGAACTTGTTAATGATGTTCCCAGAAGTAAATACAGATGAATTAAAAGCAGCAATAAAAAATAATAAAATTTCCAACTTTGATGTACTTTCACAGATAATGTCCAAAATAACCTTGAAGTTCAAGACCAAATTGTATGATGAGGAGGAGGACCCCGAGACATCCAACAATATCTTTGAGGTGAAGAATGGTAAGTACATTCGCGGACAGATTGAGAAGTCTGTTCTTGGAGCAGGTTCGAAAGGTGTGCTACACAGAGTCTTCAATGATTTCGGTAATATGCACTGTTCCAACTTCATTGATAATCTACAGAATGTAGTGACGGAATACATGAAGTCAAGTGCGTTTAGTGTAGGCATTAGTGATTTGATTGCTAACAAGAAGACACAAGATAGTATTGTGGAGGCGATTACATTACAGAAGAAGGATGTCCAATCGCTCATTGAACGTGTCCAACTAGGAACATTTGAGAATGACACTGCTAAGAGTAACCAAGTTGAGTTTGAGACCAATGTCAATAATATTTTGAACGAGGCAACGAACAAGGCAGGTAAGATTGGTCGTAAGTCGTTGAGTAAGACCAATCGTTTCTTGATGATTGTGAATTCTGGTTCAAAGGGCACTCTGATTAATATTTCCCAGATGATTTCTTGTTTGGGTCAGACGAATATTGACGGAAAGCGCGTCCCTTATGGATTTGAGGACCGAACTTTGCCCCATTACAGCAAATTCGATGATAGTCCAGGTGCTCGTGGTTTTGTAGAGAACTCTTACATTTCTGGATTGACAGCACCCGAGTTGTTCTTTCATGCGATGGGTGGTCGTATTGGTTTGATTGATACTGCGGTGAAGACTTCGCAAACAGGTTATATTCAAAGAAGACTGATTAAGGGCCTGGAGGACCTGAAGGTAGAATACGATACCACTGTTCGTAACAATATGGGTAAGATTATTCAGTTTGAGTATGGCGAAGACGGTTTCGATTCCACCAAGACGGAGAATCAAACTCTTCCTTTGGTGGGAATGAACTTGGAAGATATTTACTCGCATTATGATATTATTGGTATTAATGACGAGAAGACCCAGACAATTCATGTATATAATCCTGCGACTACGAAACGTATGCGCAAACAGAAGACCGAAACAAAGGCAAAATGTAAGGAATATATTGAGAAGATGATTGAGGCACGAGATAAGTCGATCGACAATGTGTTCAAATACAAGAATGAGAATGGAGTGAAATTGCCAGTTGCTTTCCAGAGCACAATTAGTAACATTCAGGGACAATTCAATTTGAATGGGAACTCGATTGTTGATATTACTCCATTGGAAGCATTTCAGATGATCGAAGCAACTTTCAAAAAACTACAAAAATTACATTACAGCAAACCTAACGCTTTGTTTGAAATCTTGTTCTATTATTACTTGACACCTAAGAGCTTGTTGGTACAAAAGCGATTCCATAAGGAGGCATTGAGCAACTTGCTTCAGACAATCGTATTGCGTTACAAAGAGGCGATTGTCCATCCTGGAGAGATGGTTGGTGTCATTGCCGGTCAGTCTATCGGTGAACCTACCACACAACTTACATTGAATACGTTCCATTTATCCGGTGTGGCGTCTAAGTCGAATGTGACTCGCGGTGTGCCTCGCATTGAGGAAATCTTGCGTTTGACCAAGAATCCTAAGAATCCATCTCTTACCGTGTATTTGAAGGAAGCGGACGAGAAAGACCAAGATAAGGCGAATGTGTATTCTAAGATGATGGAGCATACGAAATTGGTCGATGTTGTAAAAACGGTACAGATTTGCTTTGACCCAAATGACGAGGCGACGAACATCTTGGGAGATAGAACACTCATGGAACAATATTACGAGTTCCAGAGATTAGTGGACGATTGTTTGGAAGAGGACATTGTAAAGACTGAACATTCCCAGTCTAAGTGGATTATTCGCTTGGAGTTGAATGCTGAAACAATGTTGGATAAGAACATTACCACAGATGATGTGTATTTCGCCATCAACAACAGTGAGTATGGTAGCGAGATTTCTTGTGTATATAGTGATTACAATGCCGATAACCTGGTCTTCCGCATTCGCTGTAATAACTCGATATTGAAGTCCAAGAAGAAGGGAACTCCCGATTCATTGGACCAGTCGGACAATATTTATTGCTTACAGAATTTCCAAGAAACTTTGTTGAATAATATTGTGTTGCGCGGTATCAACAAAATTACAAATGTGCTGCCTCGCAAGTTGCAGAGTATGGTTACTAAGGATGAGGACAGATATGTTCAAAATGACGTATGGATTTTGGATACGACTGGAACGAATTTGATCGATGCTTTGTCACAAGATTTCATTGATAAGCGCCGCACAGTGAGTAATGATATTAAGGAGGTATATGATGTCTTGGGCA